GTTCCATTTGTAATACCATCTATAAGATTTATGTCTGCAGCACTAGCTGTAACACCATCAAGAATGTTAAGTTCTGCTGTTGTGGAGGTCACCCCATCCATTATATTTAATTCTGATGCTGTGGCTGTTACTCCGTCTAAAATATTTAACTCTGCTGCAGTTGATGTAACGGCTGTACTGCCCAATACTAAATCACCATCACCGACTGTTATCGTACTGTTTGCTATGAATGGTTTATGTGAGGTAACATCTGTATCTCCACCATCTAAAATAGCTGTTCCACCTTCTTCTGAAAAAGTAAAGATTGGTTGTCCATCTTCATCGTCTAATTTAAATACTACACTAGAAGTGTTTCCATCCATTCCAAAACATAATTGACCACCTGAATTTGTAAAAATTATGTTTGCTTGACCACCAAAAACTGGTTTAAACCCATTTGATGTCACTATACCAGTGCTTGGATTATATGTAAGATGACCATCCATCTCCAAGCCATGATTGCCTGTTCCTGTTTGAGCATTTTCAACAAAGGTAATTAGATTTTCTTCGTTTGTACTTTCATTATCTGTTACTGTAACATGAGTAGCATTTGTAGCAGTAGTTGCTGTGTCTGCATTACCTGTTACATCACCTGTCAAAGGGCCAGCAAAAGCATCAGCAGTTACTGTTCCGTCAAAAAAAGCATCTTTAAATTCTAAACTAGAAGTACCTAAATCTACATCATTATCTGTAACAGGAACTAAAGCACCATCAGTAAGTTTTATCTGGTCTGCACCATTTGCTCTAAATATAATATTATTATCTGTAGCAAAGTCTATATCATTGTCAGCATCACGACCTATTACTAAACTTGCATTCGTAAGTGATGTAATACCTGTTTGTGATGCGTTTACAGTAAATGTTAAATCATACGGATCACCATCTGAACCAGTAGAAGTGTCTGTCCAGTTTATATCTAAACCACCACCTTCTACAAATTTAACTTCTTTGTCTTTTGTAATCTGTACTTCTGTGCCATCACCATCTTCTAAAACAAACTGCATATCAGCTTTTTGAGCATCAACATAAGCCTTAATTGACTGTTGTGACGCAATTGCTGTAGCACTGTCACTCGCCATGTCATCTTCGTCTACAAAACTTTTTCCGTCTAAGATATTAAGCTCTGATGCCGTTGCAGTTACGCCATCTAAAATATTTAATTCTGCTGTAGTTGAAGTAACCCCATCAAGAATATTTAACTCTGTTGCTGTCGATGTTACAGCAACGTCTTCATTTATTTTAGGTGAAGTTAATGTTTTGTTTGTTAATGTAGCTGTTGAAGTCGCTGACACTAAACGAGCATCACCACCAGTGCTTGGCAGTGTTAAAGTATTATTAGCACTTTCTGAGTGTGGTGCAGCTATGATGGTTTGTCCATGTGAGTTTGCTTCACAATTTAATTTTATTGCACCTTGATTAGTATTACCCTTAATTACAACTTTACCAGTTCCGTGTGCTGCAAGATCAATATCTTGATTAGATGTTGTAGTTACAATATCTTGACCACCTAAGTTTAAATTACTAGCTAATGTTCCAAGACTAGTTAAACTAGATGCTGTCACTCCTGAATTAAGTGTACTACCAGTTAGTGTTCCTGCCGCAGCAGTTACGGTTATATTTCCTGTTCCATCAAAACTTGTGCCGTTTATTGTTCTAGCTGTTTCCAAAGCAGTGGCTGTAGCAGCGTTTCCTGTTGTTGAGCCTGAAGTACCACTTGTATTTCCTGTAACATTACCAGTGATATTACCTACAAATGTGCCGTTAATATTATTACTTGCATCCTTAAACACTGCTTTATCAGCAGGATAAGTCATAAAGATAGTTCTTGTACCAGATGACCAGTTAACAGCATTATTAGAGTTAGAACTTGCCAGTATTGTTGTTCTGGCTAATGTAGTTCCAGAAGATGTAAATGTGCCTAACCCAACCTCAAAGTCAGTATTGTCTGTGCAAACATAATATGTTGTATCTGAGTTACTAAGGTTAGCAGTAAAAGTTTCAAAGCCACTTACTGCACCAGCTAACGTATATGTTCCAGTGCCTGTAGTGGTTGTGGTTTCTTTAACTCTATCTTTTATTACTAAAGCCATTACTTCAACTCAATACTCAAGTTTGTTGCGTTTATTCTAAATATGTCACCTTGTGCTAATGTCTTACTTGCGTCTAAGGCTCCAATAAACAGAAAGTTATTGTTGCCACTAGAGCTAGAACTATCATTAATAAACACATGGGTTATTGTTTGCGTTCCACTATCTGTCTTAGCATCAAAATCAATTGCACCTGTATTCTTTGCAGTTTGTTGGTTTGCTGTAGGTGATACAAGATCCCAAGCAGTTACTTGTTTTCTTTGATATCCACCAAATGTTGCTTCTGTAACTGACACAGAACCTGCATCTGCCGACTCACCTGTGCTGTCATCAAAATTTGAAACGGCAGTAGCCAATCCAACGTATATATTACTTCCTAATCCGTTTGAATTACCACTACCAAAATTAGCACTAGATACTTGTGCATTATTATTAAATATAAAATTAAGTATCCTATGCTCTAAATAAGTGGTTGCTGCATTTGAGGTTGCCATAATCTATCTCCTATGTTCTTTGCCTACGAGGTAACCCTTGTCTATAAGCATCATTATTTTCTCTTGATTCACCAAAATCTTTTAAACGACTTACTTCTTCCATAAACCTTCTTTCATACAATTGTATAACATCTGCCTCTCCTTTCATAAAAATATACGCTTCTACAAGCGATCCGTAAAGTAAAGCGTTAATTGCATTCTTACTTAACCAGGATGTTGTAGTATCACTTGATATAGCGGATATAGCAGAACTATGAGAAGTTGTACTACCTGTTATTGTCTCACCACTAGTAAAACTAGTTGTAGGCACAATAATAGTTAATTTATTTGTGCTATCATTTTTGCTTTCAATAGTCGCTGTAACACCACTAGAAGAACCTGTTATTGTCTCTCCTACAGAAAAACTTGATGCTGAAGAAACAGTTAACTCAATTGTACTATCAGCTAAACTTGTTGGTCTGTAATAATAATGTAGCTCAACTGGGTAATTACTATTAGGTGTAGGAGATAATATAAAATTATCTACATCAAATCGTGCATAATATTTAGGAACACCTGTTACAGATGGATTAGGATGATATTCTTGAACAAAGTTCACATCTTTTTCTAACAGAAAAACTAAATTACTTGAAACTGTTATTGATAAACTAAAAGGTGAAAAGAAATCTGTTGGAACAGACAAAAATCTATCTGAAGAAGTCGTAGCACTTGTTACATTTTTACGAAAAACTTCAAAGTCAATCATCTTAAAAAGACGATTTTCTGTAGATCGAATAAAGTTTCTTAAATTAGAAACAAAAGTTGTTTCATCATTCTCAGTATAATCTTGGATAGATGTTCTTAATGTTGTTAATGTATAACTCATTTAACTCTCCAACGTCACGGGTCCAGCAGATGCAATACCGCCACCACCTGTGGTATTACCTAACGTAGCTGTAGCAGTTACGCTTATAGTGTACCTATTTGTATCTACCACAGATTGAATTGTAAAGCCAGATGAACCTTGTATAGTAGCACTTGATATGCCATCAAAAGGTGACACATCTCTAAAACGAACTGTGCTTGAAGCAGATCTTCCATGACCTGGTTCAGTCACTGTAACAGTTGTAGGACTGCTTCCACCACTTCCAGTTTTAAATGGATTGTGAGGTAAAATAACAGAAACAGATGGCTCTTCTCTATCTGGTCTAGCATCTTTAATTGCTTCAGCATCTGCTGTTTTTACTCGTAAATCTATTTGAGGATGTTTTGGTTCAAACTCATCTTTACCTACAAAAAGACCATTCCATTCTTTTCTCATATCTCGTAAGCGATAACGAAACCCAGATCTGTCTGATATACCATAAGAGTTTTTGCCTGTAGCAAATCGTCCCATCAGACACTCAAGTATTTAATATCGGGTGTTAAAGTTAAAGCCACTTTATCCTCATCCTCGGCCGCTGCTCTTTGAAATTCTTCTTCATAAACAGACTTTAATAACTGTGTTCTTTCTGGTGCACGTTTTATTGACAGATAATATGAAAGACCTGCCACCATGCAAGGTAAAAAACGAAAAGGAACATCTGATGTGTTTTGCAGAGTATCCGCATCTTGTATTCTTCTAACATAGAAATACTCTAAAGTATCTGTGCTATTCTCTGGAGTAGGCCACAAGAATATTTTAGGAGTAATTTGTCTATCAAAGTAATACTGTGAAGGTCTACCTGTTTGAGTTTTGTTTGGTAAGTTTAGGTATTCACCCCTCGATATCTTTGACATACTAAAATCTGTGCCACTTCTTCTAAGAACAACCTCTAACAAATCTGTGTAATCAGAAGTAAAAGTATAACTGGATGTTCCGCTTGTAAGAGCTTGTGTCGCAGAGTTTACTGTCCATAAATTAAGTCCTCTGTTTGCCCATTCAGAGAACATGATGTTAAGAGAACGTCTAGCTGTTCTTGCATCATAACCTGTTCTAACCTCAAGACCGCATCTTTCGTATGCTTCCTCTACAATCTCACCTACATCTAAATCAAAGTCTCT